CGTCACCGACGGCTCCGGGTCTGTGCTGCCGTTGCCCCAACGGGCACCACCCCCACTGCCGCAGACTGGCCTCATCCAGGCCAAGATGGGCGCGTCTGAGGACATCAAGGCGACCACCGGGCAGTACAACGCCAGCTTGGGGCAGGTGTCCAACGAGCGTTCCGGCAAGGCCATCTTGGCGCGGGAGCGGCAGGCTGACGTTGGAACATATCATTATGTGGACAATCTGGCCCGTGCCGTGCGGCATGTGGGCCGGCAGCTGATCGACCTGATCCCCAAGATTTACGACACGCAACGGATTGCGCGGGTGATCGGCGTGGATGGTGAGACGTCCATGATCAAGATCAACCCCGACCAGCAGGAGCCGGTCAAGAAGATTGTGGACCAGATGGGCGTGGTCATCGACAAGCTGTACAACCCCGCCGTGGGCCGCTACGACGTGGTGGTGACGACCGGCCCGAGCTACCTGACCAAGCGCCAGGAAGCCATGGACGCCATGAGCCAGATCCTGCAAGGCAACCCGCAGCTGTGGGCGGTGGCCGGCGACCTGTTCGTCAAGAACATGGATTGGCCAGGCGCGCCTGAGATGGCGGCCCGGCTGCGCAAGACCATCGACCCCAAAGTGCTGGCTGACACCGACAACGACCCGGCCCTGCAAGCCGCGCAGATGCAGATTCAGGCCATGGGGCAGGAGATGCAGCAGATGGCTTCGCTGCTCCAAAACGTCCAGCAGTCCATGGAAGCCCAAGAGCTGCGGATTAAGGAGTATGATGCTGAAACCAAGCGGATTTCGGCGGTATCCGCCGGCATGACGCCGGATCAGATTCAGGACGTGGTGATGCAAACGCTGCGCGACGTGATGACGGCGGGCGACATGGTGGTAGCGCAACAGCAAGCGCCTCAGATGCCCGTACCGCCTGAAATGCCGCCGGAAATGATGCCGCCGGAAATGATGCCGCCGCCAGGAGAAATGCAATGAGTTGCGAACAGTTCATGGGCCACCTGTTTTTGGCGCGGGATGTAGCCCATTCGGTGCATCTGAACACCCGCAGTTTTGCCAAACACTCGGCGCTTAACGAGTTCTACGACGAGATTATCGAGCTGGCGGACAAATACGCTGAAGCCTACCAAGGCCGCAAGGGTCTGATTGGCCCGATCGCGTTGATGTCAGCCCGCAAGACCGGCAACATCGTGGAGTTTCTGGAAGATTCGCTGGAGCAGGTCGAGGACATGCGCTACAAGATGGTGGACAAGACCGACACGGCGCTACAAAACATCATTGACGAGATTGTCGGGCTGTATCTGTCCACCCTCTACAAACTCAAATTTTTGGCTTAAGGAGTTAGCATGGCTCTGTACAAACAAGGCAACGCGGATTCGCAAATTAAAGTCGGCGCCGGCAAGTTTTTTGGTATTTACGTTTCCAGCACGTCTAGCGGCACGTTTGCGGTGTACGACTCGGCTACGGCTAACACCAGCGACCCCACCATTGTAGCTACGGTCACACCGACTGCCGGCACACAGCACGTTAGTTTTCCGGCTGGTTTGTGGTTTAGCAAAGGTCTGTATATCGACATTGCTAACACCATTGAATACACCGTAGCCTACGAATAAGAGCGCGTCATGCCTACTGTGACCCTTTCAATTTTTGGCGGCGTAGGCGCTCAGTTTTTTGACGGCAGCGGCAACCCGTTGACTGGCGGCAAAATCTATACGTACGAAGCGGGTACAACTACGCCACTGGCAACGTATACTTCAAGTACTGGCGCTACGCCGCACACCAATCCAATTGTGTTGGATTCAGCTGGCCGAGTGCCTGGCGGCGAAATTTGGAATATTTATTCTCAGCTATACAAGTTTGTTTTAACTGACGCTAACGATGTAGTTATTGCCACATACGACAACGTAGGTGGTAGTTTTAATGCGTCTCCGATTATTGCTAATTTTACCGGAACGGGCGCTCAAGTTAATTTTGTGTTGGCGTCAAACCCTGCGGATGAAAACAACACGCAAATCTATATAAACGGCGTCTATCAGCAAAAAAATACTTATTCAGTGGCCGCCGCAACAATTATATTTTCTGAAGCGCCTCCAGTTACTTCAACCATTGAAGTTAACTACGTTTAAAGGTTAGGTTATGGCCAATCTTAAAATTTCACAACTTACCGGCGCAACTACACCTTTGGCCGGCACTGAAGTGCTGCCTGTTGTTCAGTCCAGTATTACAAAAAAAGTTAGCGTAAGTGATTTGACAACGGGGCGTGCAGTAAGTGCTGCAAGTTTGACATTAACTAGTTCTCCGCTTGCTGTAACCAGTGGCGGAAGCGGAACGGCTACTGCGTTTACGCAAGGGTCTGTAATTTTTGCCGGTGCGTCAGGGGTGTATTCTCAAAAGAATAGTAATCTGTTTTGGGACAACACGAACAACCGACTCGGTATTGGCACCACAGTGCCCGCAACTTCGCTGGATGTCTACGGCACTGGAAACACTACGCTGCGAGTTAGCGGAAGTTCTGGCGGCGGTTCTTCTGTTAGCCAAATTGATTTCTTCCGTATTGGTTCGGCCGTAACGTCATCTATTGTTGCGATTCGTGATGGCGGTAACGATTCTGGTGCGTTGACATTTTTTACCGCAGCATCAGGGTCAAATACTGAAAAAGCTCGGATTACCACTAGTGGATATTTTGTAGTCGGCAACACATCGGCAGCCGGAACTTCTCAAATTACGGCTTATGGAGCCTCTAACGGCCAAATTGCCGTTCAAAACTCTACCAACTACTCACGGTTTCTTCAAAACTCCAACGATCTATACGTTGATAACGGTGTTGGCGGCACAGGCGGCAGCGTCATATTTCGTAATGGTTCTGGTACAACAGAACGCGCCCGCGTTGACAACAACGGAAACGTCCAAGTTGGTACAGCTGCGCTTGCCACCACCGCAACAAACGGATTTTTCTATATACCGACTTGCGCTGGCGCGCCAACCGGCGTGCCTACCGCAAAAACAGGTCTTGTTCCGATGATCTACGATTCGACCAACAATAATTTCTACATCTACAACGGTGGGTGGAAGAAAGTAGCCCTTGCTTAATTGAAAGACACCAAACCATGTCTTTGACTAAAGTTACGTACTCAATGATTTCCGGCGAGGTTTACAACCCGTTGGATTACGGTGCCGATCCAACAGGCACGACCGACAGCGCCCCGGCCATCCAGGCTGCAATTGACGCTGCAATTGACGCGGGCGGCGGTGAAGTGTTTATCCCGGCTGGGCGTTATATTTTGTCCAACAGCGTCAAAATTCAAAACACTTACACGGACAACATCTATATCAAAGTTCGGGGTGTTGGTTCTGGCAATCAGTCCGTATCTGCAACAAGCACATACGGGAGCATTTTGGTAGCCCAAACTGGCTATATTGCTCTTGATTTGGCTGGCGGCAGCAACATCACGCTGGAAGATTTTGGCATTATTGCGGGGGCGGTCAATCCGTCAACCGTCGGTATCTTAATGCAACGCATCCAACCCTCTCCCTACACCACTAACATCAAATTTGTGCGGCTTGGTGTTGGCATGGGCGACAGCCGTCCTTCTGCAAATGGAGGCGTTGGTACGATTGCAATTATGAACCGCCGTGGCGAGCACCACCACCATTACGATTGCTGGTACTACGCCGACAAGTGTGTGGTTCTTGCTGGCAGCGGCCAGTACCCCGCTATTGTTTCGCCGGATTACCCCGAGTACGTCATCGGCGGCGCTACTCTCTCGCTTAACTATTTTGACAACGTTGCTTTTTTGGGTGCTGGGTACGGCAACAACATAGAGGCATACAGCACTTTTGGCATCAAAATTGACGGCGGTTATTTTTTAGCACAAGACGGTTTTGCCCAAATTCTGTTGTCTACTTTCAACCAGCAATTTACAGTTGTAGACCCGCAAATTGAAGTAGGCGCGGGGAATCCGCTTTGTTTTGTACGGGCTGTTAGTAATGTCAAGGGATTGACGATGGCGGCTACAACAAACATTTCGGGTTTGACCGGGCTGCGTACGGTTAGCGGCGCAAATGTTTCTGGCTTAAACATAAAACTTGGCGCCAATTTCGGTCAAATTTTTGATGCCGCAACTGAATCTGGCGGCGGCGTTGTTGGTTCGGTCATTCAGTATGATTCATCTATTGGGCAAAGTGTTCCTAATAACCTCATATTTGATTCAGTTGTTTTAGATGGGTCTGTTACAGGAACAAAAAACATAGACATTCGTACTAGAGGCACGACAAACGCTTTTTCAACTGGTAGTCTGCCCGCCACATCATCAACGATGGGAACGGACACCGTTGCAGACACAACGAAAACTTACATTTGCGAGTTGTTTGTTAATGCGTCGACTCTTATCACCGGAGCCGGATTGCTGCAAGGATCGGTTGGCGCAGGTAATTGCACACTGTATTTGCTAGATTACACTGGAAATGAAATAACAAAAACCGCATCGTTTAGCGTTGCAGGTTCTACAGCTCAGTATGTGGGCAACAATTTTTTGACGAATTATTTTGCCACTGGCCCCGGTAAATATTACCTCGCTGCTCAATTTGACAGCGCGTCGAACAGGTTCAGAACTCATTCACTAGGATTTTTCGGCGCATCGTCGGTTACGTCAACCTATGGTGTTTTGCCGACGATAACACCCCCAACTGGATTTACGGCAAATGTTGGCCCTATTGTAAGCACCTACTAAAACGGTTATTGACATTGCGCCTTCTGAGCGCATAATCTCAGAACTGTACCGGTCCAGTAGACCGGGGATTCTAAGGAATCATGGTAATGACCGAGGAAACTCAAAACTTAGCGGAAACACCTGAAGTTCAGGCTGAAGTACCCGCGTCGGAACAGGCCGAGACGGCTGCGCCTGCGTCTGATAATTCTGTGCCGGAAAAGCCCGCCGAGCCATCCAAGACCTTCACACAGGAGGAATTGGACGCAATCATCGGCGAACGGCTAGCAAAAGAGAAACGCAAATGGGCCAGGCAGCAACGGCAACCGGTTGAAAAGCCGGTAAGCCAGCAGCCCCCGGCTGAACTCCCTTCTGTCGATCAGTTTGAAAGCCCGGAAGCCTACGCGGAAGCGTTGGCCGAACGTAAGGCTGAACAGCTGCTAGAACAACGGGAAGCGGCCAAGCAGCAAACTGCCATTCTGGATGCCTACCATGAGCGCGAGGAAGAAGCCCGCGATAAGTATGCTGACTTTGAACAAGTCGCCTACAACCCGCAGCTTCCAGTCACGCAAGTTATGGCTCAGACCATCCAAGCGTCAGACCTTGGGCCTGAAATTGCCTATTACCTAGGCTCCAACCCCAAGGAATCTGAACGTATTGCCCGTCTGTCGCCTTTTTTGCAGGCTAAAGAGATCGGGAAGGTCGAGGCCAAACTGGCCAATGACCCGCCTGTTAAAAAACCGTCTAGCGCCCCCGCGCCGATCGCGCCTGTCACCCCCCGGGGTGGCCACGGGCGGACTCTTGACACTACCGACCCACGCTCTATCAAGGAAATGAGCACTTCGGAGTGGATTGAGGCCGAACGTCAACGGCAGATCAAAAAGTGGGAAGCGCAACGACTCCGTTAATTTTGAAAAGGAATTGTCATGGCGAATAGCCTTCTTACCATTGACATGATTACTCGCAAGGCGCTGGAAATCCTTGAGAATAATCTGGTCATCACCCGCAACGTCAACCGCCAGTACGATGACAGCTTTGCTGTCGAAGGCGCCAAAATCGGCTCCACTCTGCGTATCCGCCTGCCGGACCGCGCGCTGGTAACTGACGGCGCTGCGCTGCAAGTGCAGGCTGACAACGAGCAGTTCACCACCCTGTCGGTCGCGTCGCAGAAGCACATCGGCGTCAACTTCACCTCCGCCGAACTGACCCTGCAACTCGACGACTTTGCCGAGCGCGTGCTGAAGCCTCGTATCAGCCAACTCGCCGCCAGCATCGACGCTGACGTAGCCAACGCCTACAAAACCATCGGTAACACGGTCGGCACCCCCGGCGCCACCCCCAGCACCTCGTTGGTTCTGCTGCAAGCGCAGCAAAAACTGAACGAGAACGCTGCGGTGATGAGCCCGCGCTACGCCACCGTCAACCCGGCGGCCAACGCTGGCCTGGTCGAAGGCATGAAAGGTCTGTTCAACCCGACCGACACCATCAGCAAGCAGTTCAAGAACGGCATGATGGGTACCGGCGTGCTGGGCTTTGACGAGATCAACATGTCTCAGTCCATCAAGCAGTTCACCACCGGCTCGCGCTCCGCGACCGGCGGCACGACCTCGGCGGCTGTCACCAGCGAGGGCGCGATTGTCATCGCCATCACCGGCGCGGGCAACGGCGCTACCGTCAAGGCTGGCGACGTGTTCACCGTGGCCGACTGCTTCGCGGTCAACCCGCAAACCCGTGAGTCCACTGGTTCGCTGTTCCAGTTTGTCGTGCTGTCCGACGTCACCCTGGGATCCAGCGGCGAAGGCAACCTGTCCGTTGCGCCGATCTACTCGGCCTCCAACGCGCTGGCTACCGTGAATAGCCTGCCGGGCAACAGCAAGGCTGTGGTGTTTGTGGGCGCGGCTTCCAGCCAGTACCCGCAGAACCTGGTCTACCACAAGGACGCCATCACGTTCGCCACGGCGGACCTGCTCATGCCGCAAGGCGTGGATATGGCCTCGCGCCAAGTCCACAACGGCATCTCGATGCGGATTGTCCGTCAGTACGACATCAACAATGACCGTCTGCCCTGCCGTATTGACGTTCTCTACGGCTACAGCACGATCCGCCCGCAAATGGCGGTTCGCCTCTGGGGCTAATTGATAGGGGGCTTCGGCCCCCTATTCTGAACTCACACTAAAAGGACTACATCATGGCTCTTTCTAATGGTACTGGCGGCTATCAGGTCGGCGCGGGCGCTCTCGGCGAACCGCTGACGTTTGCGCAAACCGCACCCCTAGCAGTGACCGCTGCCGTCACCGCAACCCCCGCCCAGCTGGCCAATGGCCTGTTTACCTTCAACGGCACCGCTGGCAACCTGACGCTGCCGACTGTCGAGGATCTGGAAGAAGCATTCCCCTCGATGGACAAGGTAGACACCGCGTTCGATTTCTTCGTGATCAACATCGACGCTTCGGGTTCCGATACCGTTACGCTGGCTATCGGCACCGGTTGGACGATTGTTGGCGCAGCAGGAGTGGTGGTTAACACTTCCGCCCATTTCCGTGCCCGTAAGACCGGCACCGGCACTTGGACTGCGTACCGCGTGTCGTAACCCCGCAGGGGGCTTCGGCCCCCTGTTTTTAAAAGGATTCAACTATGGCAAATAACAAGCCTATTGGCGTAGCGTACGCTGACCCGGCGCTGGACAGCTATCAGGTCGGCACCTCGGTCGAGCCCGTGACCGCCACGGCATCGGGCAACGTTACGCAGCTCTACGCCTCCACCACCCACGCCTCCGGCGATCTGCGCGGCTACTACTCGCGTGTGGATTTTGCAGGCGCGGGCGGCGGCGAAACCATCCGGGCGTTTTCTCGGGTTACGGCGGCCCAAGGCGCAGGTCAAACCACCAACGGCGCGCACATCAGCCTGTCCGTGAACTCCGGTGGCTCGATCAGCGGCGCGGCCAACGCTCTCCGGGCGACCCTCGGCGTGGCAACGGGTGTGACGCCTGGCGGCACTCTGGCGGCAATCCAGGTGGATTCCGACTTCCCCAGCAGCGTGACGCTGCCGGGCAGCGCCGCATTTATGCGTGTCACCAACAGCGGCACGGGATCGGTGGGCAATCTGTTCAACCTTCCGGCGGCGATGGTTGCCGCAAAAGGCGCGTCTACCGGTTTTAGCCATGTAGTCAAGATTGTAGATAGCGCTGGCGCTACTTACTATCTGATGGCCACCAATAGCGCGCCGTAATGTCAATCAGCCGAGAATTTATTTTGGCTGAGATGGAGCAGGTTCAGCTTGAATTACAAAAGGCGAGAGTCTTCGTAATTCAGGCTGAAACCTCTCTGTCAATTTACGGTATGCTATTGGCAAAGCTGGACGAACCCGCGAAACCTGATAGCAACCCCAACGAGGCAGACTAATGGCCGTCATCTATCTGCGTCACCCCACCCACGGCGCCAAAGTGGCAATTTCCCACGACGAAGCCGAAGGCGACATCCAAAATGGTTGGGAAGAATTTGACCCCGCCGACAATACCCCCGCGCCGATCGAGAACGCGCTGCAACCTCGCCGTAGAGGGCGTCCGGCTCGTCAGGAGCTGGTGGCATGAGCACGTCCGCTGGCGATCTGATCAAGGGGTCGTTGCGGCTGATCGGCATGTTGGCCGAAAGCGAGGAGCCGTCTGCGGCCACCATGCAAGACTCCATCGCGGCGATGAACGCCATGATCCAGTCTTGGGATACTGAACGCCTGTCGGTGTTCAGCACCCAAGATCAGGTGTTTACCTGGCCTGCGGGTCAATCATTGCGCACGTTGGGGCCAACGGGCGACTTTGTGGGCGACCGGCCCATATTGGTGGACGACTCCACCTATTTTAAAGATCCGCAGAACGGGTTGTCATTTGGCATCAAAATGATTAACCAACAGCAATACAACGGGATTGCGTTTAAGACCGTTACCAGCACATACCCTCAAGTGCTGTGGGTCAATATGACCTATCCAGACATTCAAATGACCATTTACCCGGTGCCGATTAAGGCGCTGGAGTGGCATATTGTGTCTGTAGACAAGTTGACGGAAGTGGCTAATGTAGCCACGGCGATTGACTTTCCGCCGGGCTACATTCGGGCGTTCCGGTACAATCTGGCTATGGAGTTGGCCCCGGAGTTTGGTGTTGAGCCAAGCCCGCAGGTGCAACGGATTGCCATGACCAGCAAACGCAATCTCAAGCGGATCAATAACCCGGATGACCTGATGGCCATCCCGTACCCGATTGTTGCAACGCGGCAACGCTACAACATTTACGCCAACAATTTTTAAATGAAAACGCCGATTCTCGGGTCTACCTACGTCGCCCGGTCGGTCAACGCCGCCGACGCGCGGATGGTGAACCTGTTTCCCGAGCTTGTGCCGGAGGCGGGCAAGGAGCCCGCGTTCCTTATGCGAGCGCCGGGGCTGCGGTTGCTGACCACGCTGCCTGCTGGCGGTGCGGTGCGGGGGCTGTGGGCGTTTGGTGGCTACATGTACGCGGTGTGCGCCAACACGCTCTACAAGCTGGACAGCGCCTACGCCGCTACGGCGCTGGGCACCATCGCGGGCACGGGGCCGGTGTCCATGGTGGACAACGGCACGCAACTGTTCATCGCGGCTAACGGCCCGAGTTACATCTACAACGCCAGCACCAACGTGTTTGCGCAGATTACGGACCCGGACTTTCCCGGCGCGGTGACGGTAGGCTATCTGGATGGCTATTTTGTATTCAACGAACCTGACAGCCAGAAAATATGGGTGACGGCGCTGTTGGACGGCACCAGCGTGGATCCGCTGGATTTTGCCAGCGCCGAGGGGTCGCCCGACGGCGTGGTGGGGTTAATCTGCGACCACCGTGAGGTGTGGGTGCTTGGCAGCAACTCCACCGAGGTCTGGTACGACGCGGGCACCGCCGACTTCCCTTTGCAGCGCATCCAAGGCGCGTTTAACGAAATCGGCTGCGCGGCGGCCTACAGCATCGCCAAGATGGACAACCGGGTGTTTTGGCTGGGTCAAGACGCCCGAGGCCGGGGCATGGTCTACGCGGCGGAAGGTTACGTTGGGCGGCGCATCTCCACCCACGCGGTCGAGTGGCACATCCAGCAATACGGCAACCTGTCTGACGCTATCGGCTACACCTACCAGCAGGACGGTCACAGCTTTTACGTGCTGATTTTCCCGACCGCCAACACGACCTGGGTGTACGACGCTGCAACGCAAGCATGGCATGAGCGTGCTGGCTGGAGCAACGGCAATTGGACGCGGCACCGCAGCAACTGCCAAGTAGCGTTCAACAACGAGATTATTGTCGGCGACTACGACAATGGCAAGCTGTACGCCTTCGATTTGGGTGTCTATGCGGACGATGGTGCAGTGCAGCGTTGGTACCGGTCGTGGCGGGCGCTGCCGACCGCCCAAAACAACTTGAAGCGCACGGCGCAGCACAGTTTGCAACTGGATTGCGAAACAGGTGTGGGGCTGGCGGGTTTTGACCCGCAAGATTTTTTTGGTCTGCTGCTGACCGAAAATGATAACTTTTTGGTTACTGAGTCGGGCGAATATATTGAAGTCACAACGCCGACCGTACAGGGTGCTAATCCCGAGGTTATGCTCCGCTGGTCGGATGACGGCGGCCATACGTGGTCGAACGAGCACTGGCGGTCGATGGGCCGGATTGGTCAGTTTGGATACCGCACCATCTGGCGCCGGTTGGGCATGACCGTAAAAATCCGCGACCGGGTGTACGAGGTGTCCGGCACCGATCCGGTCAAGATCGCCATCATGGGCGCTGAACTGATCGCTAGCCCGACCGCCGCATGAGCACCCTGATCCCCGACCTGACCAAGATACCCGCGCCCCGAACGCCGCTGATCGACGAGCGCACGGGGTTGATGTCGCGGGAGTGGTATCGGTTCTTCTACAACCTGTTTAACTTGGCCGGGTCGGGCGGTAACTTTACCTCACTGCTTGACCTGCAAAAAGGCCCGCCGACCGTACCGTTTGAGGCGCTCCAAGTTGACCCCAATGCGCCCACTAACGCACCGACGGACTCGCCGTTGGTATCGCAGGTTGACGAGATTGACAAGCAGATCAACGCGCTGGAATCGCAGCCCGAATGCCCGTGCGAAGAATACAACGCCGAAACACAGAAAGAAATTGATGGGTTAGAGCTGTTGCCGCGCGCCGAGCTGGGCACAATGGCCGCGCTGCAACAAGCTAACGTGCCATGGTTGACGTTTGACACCACGGCCAGCGGCGTGCCGCCCGATGTTGGCACGGTAGCCTGGGATGGCGGCACGACGTTGGGTATTCAGATGACGCCTAACGTGCTGCTAAAAGTAGGCGAAGCCGAATACATTTACGCCAGAGCATCCTCCGCCATTACCAAAGGCCAAGTGTGCTACCACACCGGCGCGGTCGGTTCGTCCGGCGTTACTACGGTTGCCCCCGCGCCGATTGGCCTGACCGACCCTAACCAAATTGTCGGCATAGCCGCCGAGTCCATCGCGCTCAACGACTTTGGGTTGATTCAAATCAGCGGTGACATAAAAGGGTTTGACACAACCGGCAGCAGCGTTGGCGAGACATGGGCGGACGGCGACCCGCTGTACTACAATCCGGCGTTTGTTGGCAGCATGACCAACACCAAGCCGGTTGCGCCCAACCAAAAGACCTACATGGGTGAGGTCATCAACGCTGGGTCGGGCGGTTCCGGTTCCATGCACGTCCGCATCTCCCAAGGGTCGGTGCTGGGCGGCACGGACAGCAACGTACAATTTGGCACCGTTAATAACGGCGATCTAATTCAATACGACTCGGTGCTACAGTATTGGAAAAATGTCGCGCCTTCATCTATTTCGATTGGCACGGCTACTAACCTAGCCGGCGGCCTAGCCGGCTCAGTGCCGTACCAGACCGCACCAGGCACCACCACGTTCCTAAACATTGGCACCGCGCTGCAAGTGCTAAAGGTCAACGCCGGGGCTACCGCGCCGGAGTGGGTTAGCGGGGCGGCGCTAACCAAGGTAGATGACACAAACGTCACGCTTACGCTTGGCGGCACGCCAGCCACATCGCTGTTGACCGCCACGTCACTGACGTTAGGCTGGTCTGGTCAACTGGCTGTCAGTCGTGGTGGAACGGGTGTTTCCACGGCTACGGCCAATACCGTATTTGCGGGGCCAACAACGGGCGTAGCGACAGCGCCTTCGTTTAGAGCGTTGGTAGCGGCGGACATACCAACTTTACCTTATAACCCAGCAGCAGCGCCGGTTACAAAAACCGCTGACTTTTCAGTCGCGGCTGGAGAAGTTTGGCTAATCAATAATAAATCCGGCTCAACTTGTACGGTCACGCTGCCAGCAGCAGCGTCTAATTCCGGGCGAGTGTTGTACTTTCAAAACTATCAAAATCAAACGCTGGTATCGGCGTCCAGCAACGTAGTGCCGTTGGCTGGCGGCGCGGCTACTACAGCCATTTTGCAAGCTGTAGCGGGCGCTAATGCCGCCTTGGTTTCTGACGGCACAAACTGGATAATGACGCAGTACGACTCTAACAACTCGCTGGAACTGGAGTAAAACATGACCGTTTACGCAAAAGTGCTGATTCCGGCTAAGACCGCCGAGAACACGCAAACGACCCAATACACCGCCACCGGTGTGACCACGATTATCGACAAGTTCACCGCCACCAACTACTCAGCCGGCACCGCGACCATCAGCGTGAACCTGGTGACGCTGGCGGACACGGCGGGCAACCAGAACTTGATCGTCAAAACCAAGTCGCTCCAGCCATCGGAAACCTACACGTTTCCCGAGATCGTTGGGCAGATTCTTGCCTCCGGCGGGTTTATCAGCACGATCGCCGGCACGGC